GTAAGCATAATACGTTGACTAAAAACGCTCTTCCAGATTTGTTACAGAATGCATTGGCAGTATGCTTCGATACTAACGTTGGTCATGATTATATTGAAAACGCGGATGCTCGATATGACTTCTATCATGAAGATGAAGAGCGTATCCCGTTCGACCTTGAATATTTTAATACCATTACGAAAGGTGGTCTTCCGAATAAATCCCTGTCTATCTGCCTTGCGGGTACTGGTGTGGGCAAGAGTTTGTTTATGTGTCACCAAGCGGCAGGTGCATTATCACAAGGTTACAACGTCTTGTACGTCACCCTGGAGATGTCTGAGGAGCGTATTGCTGAACGGATTGATGCTAACTTAATGAACACTCCGATCAGTCAACTCGAGCATATGTCTAAGACTTCGTTTAAGAATAAAGTCGACAAGATTGCTGAGAAGACTAATGGCAAGTTGATCATTAAAGAATATCCTACAGGTCAGGCACATTCGAATCATTTGCGCGCTCTTCTCAATGAACTGAAATTGAAGAAGTCATTCAAACCACATATAGTTTTCATCGATTACCTAAATATATGTGCCTCTTCAAGAATGAAGGGCATGGGCGGGTCAATCAACTCCTATAGTTATATCAAGGCAATTGCCGAAGAAATACGTGGACTCGCAGTTGAGTTTGATTTACCCATTGTTTCAGCGACGCAGACGACGAGGTCAGGATTTGGTAACTCGGATCCAGGACTTGAAGATACTTCGGAATCTTTCGGTTTACCCGCAACTGCCGACCTGATGTTCGCCTTAATATCGAATGAAGAACTGGTAGCACAAAACCAAATAATGGTTAAGCAACTGAAGAATCGATATAACGATCCAAATGTAAATAAACGTTTTTGCATTGGCGTTGATCGATCTAAGATGAAACTGTTTGACGTTGATAACGCCAAGGAAGACATCGTAGATGATGGACCAGTTTTTGATAAATCTACTGCAGGAGAGAGGTTTAGAGGCATTAGAGTAAACTAAGGAAAATTATGGATCCTATCTGGCAGACTGTATTAACTCTTTTTTGTATGGGTTGCTCCTATATCTGGGGGAAACGTGTTGGGTTAGAACAAGGAGCAATAGTAGTATGGAGTCTCATAATGGAATCTTTCGGGATTGTTCGAGTAGATTTTGAGGAAGAAACTGGGGAAATATCTTTCGTCGACGAGTTCGAAAGAAGATATCACCCTGATGAAATTAAACAACAAATGAAAAGATAATATCTATGTTAAGTAGAAAGAGTCTAATTACAATGGCGGTTCTGGTTTCAACATCAATCATGTTGTTCGCAAATGAGAAACCAGAACCGTTAATGATTACAAACGAAATTGCAATTAAAGCGTCGCAACCACCGAACCCTCCTCTAGAAGTCGAAACCGATTTTGTAGAAGAGGATAATAAAAACCTTGAATGCCTTGCGCTTAACATTTACCACGAATCTCGATCAGATTCTTTTGCTGGTAAATTGGCCGTTGCGGACGTTACTATTAATCGGGTTCAAAGTAATTTATTTCCGAATGATATTTGCGAAGTCGTTAAACAAACGGTCACCAAAATTAACTGGAAGGGGAATGAAGTTCCCGTCAGAAATAAATGTCAATTCTCGTGGTACTGTGACGGTAAGAGCGATGCACCGCGCGAACAACATGCATGGGAAGAATCTATTTCGATAGCAAATACATTCATGGTTTCTGACCAGTATCAGGGCATAACAGAAGGTGCTACACATTATCATACACGCGCTATTAATCCTGTTTGGGTTAATGATAGAGGTATGCGAATAGTTGGTATTATTGGCGAGCATAAATTTTACAGGTGGCATTAATTATGAAAGTTGGCATTACATGTAGCACGTTTGACCTCCTACACGCAGGTCATATTTTAATGTTGAGAGAATCAAAAAAGCAATGCGATTATTTGATCGCGTGTTTACAAGTTGATCCTAGTTATGATCGAGAAGAAAAGAATAGTCCGGTGCAAACTTTGGTCGAGCGTCACGTCCAACTATCTGCTGTTTCGTATGTCGATGAAGTAATTCCATACCAATCGGAAAGAGACCTCGAAGACATTCTCGAATCTTTCGATATAGATATTCGAATCCTAGGTGAAGAGTATCGTAATAAAGAATTCACAGGCAAAGAGATTTGTCAGAAGAGGGGTATCCATTTATTCTTTAACAAGAGAGACCACCGTTTTAGTTCAAGTGATTTGAGAGAAAGAGTATATTATAAGGAACGAAGTAAATTATAAGGAACGTTTTGATGTATAAATTTAATGAAAAGAATTTAGTGAGTGAATTGATGGCGTATGTTGATAAAACATATGACCAGCATTATAGTGCGGGGAAAATCCAAGCAACCGAAGATATTATCGATGACGGTCATGGTACTGGTTTTTGTATCGGTAATGCGAAGAAGTATCTTAAACGATATGGTAAGAAAGGCGAGAGTGCTGTCGAGTGGCGAAAAGATTTGATGAAGGTTCTGCATTACACCTTGATCCAACTATATATCCACGATGAAGAAAACGGGGTACAGAATGTACGAAAGTCGATCGACGAGATTAGTGTAGCAGAATGGAACAGAATATCAAAAGCAGAGGCGAAATAGTATGTACACTTATTCTTGTACTATTACGAAGATTATTGATGGCGATACAGTGGACGTTGATATTGATCTTGGCTTCAGTGTGGTTCTTCGCAATCAACGTGTTCGCCTGTATGGTTGCGATACTCCTGAGTCCCGCACTCGGGATCTTGTTGAGCGCCGATACGGATTCGCCGCGAAACGATACGTAGCAGCATTTTTACCTGTCGGTTCGAATGCTAAACTAGTTTCACACGATAAAGGTAAATTCGGAAGAATTCTTGGGGAGTTTATAGTATTCAACCCTTTGACTGAGTCTGTAGAATCTTTGAAAGATATAATGATTAGAGAACACATTGCTGTTGCATATCATGGTCAATCTAAATATGACATTGAAGAAGAACATATCATTAACCGAGAATTGATCAATGAGCGATACTTACAAGAAGAATAACAGTAACGTTGTTTCTCTGTGCGATTACAGAAAATACAAGAAAAAGGACTTGGATATTAGCCATGCTAAACTTCAAGCGTGGATGGATTTTTATTTCTCCACGGAAGACCCTGCCGACCACCCAAACTTTGATATAGAATCATTTACATATTCAATAGAAATAGACCCACCAGACCTTGACATTGACGATTAAATTTTATATAATTGCTGTATGAAAAAATTAAAAACTCCTCTTAGATATCCAGGAGGCAAATCCCGAGCGATTAAATTTCTTTTTTCGCCGGAGAATTTGCCGTCCACTATTACTTCGTACAGGGAACCGTTCCTCGGCGGCGGGTCTTGCGCGATCGCGTTTACCAAAATGTTTCCGAAAACTCCTGTATGGGTTAATGACAAATATTATAATTTGTTTTGTTTCTGGGTTACTCTACAGAAACATGGTAAGAGATTATCCGAAGAACTCTTTGCTATTAAGGAAGCAGCGAACGCTTTCGAAGATAAAATCCAACCTCATAAAGATCTGTTTCTTGAGTCCAGGGATAGACTCAACGAGGCGACTGATCCTTTCGAGATTGCTCGATTGTTTTTTATTATTAACAAGTGTTCGTTTTCTGGATTGACCGAATCTAGTGGGTTTTCTAAAATGGCATCACAGTCAAACTTTAGTTTCAGCGGCATTAATAATCTCCCTCATTATCAAACAATGATTAAGAATTGGAAGATTACCAACGAAGATTACGCCGCGTTGCTGGAGAATACTGAAGACAACGATTTCGTATTATGCGACCCTCCATATGATATTAAATCTTTTCTATATGGAAAGAACGGTAACATGCATTCTGGTTTTGATCATGTTCTCTTTGAAGAAAGAGCGAGCGCGTCGAATGCTAATGTGATGGTCACCTATAATTCAAATGATAAGTTGAAGGAGATGTTTTCAATTTGGAATCAAGTCGAATGGGACTTGACCTATACCTTCCATTCTAGTAAGAATTATAGGAAGGATGAGTCGAACAGGAAAGAGTTATTGCTCTTAAACTATTCGCAAAATGTATCGGTTAATCCGTTAGAAGGATCACTATGATCATAGATAAGGACGCGCTGAAAGAATCTTTTAGCGATACCGTATTGGCAACTCCAATTAGTTTGTTTCTTAATTACATATTAATTTCGTTCAGTATTTGGATGGGATTTGGCGCATTGGAAATGACTTGCTTTATCACGAGTATTTTATTTGTTGTTGCTGTGGTTCGTAAATATTATGTTAGAATTTATTTTGAAAAAAGGAAAAGTTAAATGCGCAAAGGAAATGTGTTACCGGATTTTACGTTTAAGACGCGGGTTCGGGATGAATCAATCGAAGGACCGAATCCATTTAAGTGGGAAGATAAAACGACAGCAGATTATTTTGCTGGCAAGCGAGTAGTCCTATTCGGTCTTCCTGGCGCTTTCACGCCAACTTGCTCGAACGAGCAACTTCCTCAATACGAAAACATGTATTCTGATTTCAAGAAGGCGGGGATTGATGCGGTATATTGTATTTCTGTCAATGACGCGTTCGTCATGAATGCTTGGGCGAAGTCTTTAGGTATTGAGAACGTTCAGATGATTCCCGACGGCACCGGAGAATTTACAGATATTCTCGGAATGCTTGTTAAGAAAGATAACTTTGGTTTTGGTAAAAGGTCATGGCGTTTTGCTGTAGTTATTGATGACGGCGTGGTCCAGTATCCATTTGCCGAACCAAGTCAAAAAGATAATGTAGAAGAAGATCCATACGAAGTTTCAACCCCATATAATGTGTTGAAATGGATAACAAACCCAAATAGAGATTAAGAACATGAGTAATAATATTAAAGGATTTATTTCTGCTGCGAAAGTAGGAATCGTGACTGTTGAGTTCACCAAGGTTGGCACTGATGAATTGAGAATCATGCCGTGCACATTAAACGTTGAGTTGTCGGACCATAACGTTCCCGAGATTTTGGAACAAAAAGAAGACAATGATCATCTAGTTGTTTGGTCTATAGATAAACAAGCATGGAGGTCGTTTCGCGTCAATACTGTTATTAGTTGGTATGAAGGTATGCCGGTAGAATCTAAAGGGGAAAGCGAATGTCGTTAGAGAGAAGAGAGCACGATATTCGCGGGTGGCACCTCGATCGTAATTTGATTGAAGGCAGCACCGATAAAGACCAATTCGCTAAACTCATCCAAGAGTGCGGTGAGTTGTCAGACAACATGTGTAAAGGTAAAGACATGAAAGATGACATCGGCGACATCATGGTGGTGTTGATCAATATCATCGAGCGTAATGGATATACCTTACTAGAATGCTTGGATCAAGCGTGGGACGATATCAAAGATCGTAAAGGCAAAATGATTGATGGTATATTTGTCAAGGAAGCAGATCTAAACTAATAAATAGGAGGGGTGGGTGAGTGGTTAAAACCGTCGGACTGTAAATCCGATCCGCAAGGTACGCTGGTTCGAATCCAGCCCCCTCCACCATTTATAAAATCAAGGACTGGTAGTTCAGTTGGTTAGAATGCTGGCCTGTCACGCCAGAGGTCGCGAGTTCGAGTCTCGTCCAGTCCGCCATCTTTAAATCGCCATATTTATAACAATAGATATTTTTAAATTACCTTTTGAAAACGATTGGGTTATATATACATTCGAATTATATAACTTTGTTCTTTCCTGAACAAAATCCAAACTAATAACTAAAGGTAAACCTTATGGCAAATTCACCCTTTGTTATTAGGCGCGGTTTGAGACAAACTGCAACTAATATACAACACTTAGATTCCAACGCATATCTTAATATTGATTCCGTTGGTGTTCATTTATCTGCAAGAACAGGATCAATCTTAGACCTTTCAAACATCGATGCTAGCGCAGTATCTCATGGTCAAGGTTTAATCTGGGATAATAATAACCTGAAATTTATTGTATCGACTGATGTTGATACATCTCTACAAGGAATAACCAACTCATCCAACACTGCTTTGGGCGTTGGTGCTATGTCGTCGTTAACATCAGGAACTGATAACTTAGTTATCGGTGAAGGTGCTCTTGACAATGCAACGTCTGGAGACCGTAATGTTATGGTTGGTGATGATGCTGGTTCCGCTATTACTTCTGGCGATAACAATGTTATCATCGGTCGTAATGATGGTTCTTCTTTGGCAGGTAAATCGAACCAAATCATTATTTCTGACGGACAAGGTAATATTTTCCTTTCTGCTGATTCTGCTCAAAACGTAACAGCATCTGCTGGCGTTACTGTCGTCGGCGCGTTGACTTTTGGTTCTTTGACCAATACAACTGATGATGTTACTGAAGGTTCAAATAATCTGTATTACACAACAGTACGTTTTGATTCAGACTTCAACGACAAATCTTCTTCTGATCTCTCCGAAGGCGATAAGTTGTATTATACGACAGCACGTTTTGATTCAGACTTTGGTACTATGTCAACAACAGATTTGACCGAAGGCGATAAACTGTATTATACGACAGCGCGTTTTAATAGCGATTTCGCTGCAAACTCTACTACAGATTTGACCGAAGGCGATAAGTTGTATTATACGACAGCGCGTTTTGATTCAGACTTCGGAACTATGTCGACAACTGATCTCGCCGAAGGCGATAAGTTGTATTACACAACAGCACGTTTTGATTCAGACTTTGGTGATAACTCGTTAGACGATTTAATAGAAGGTTCAGAATTATATTACACAACAGCACGTTTTGATTCAGACTTTGGCGATAAGTCAACAACAGATCTCGCTGAAGGCGATAAGTTGTTCTATCAGACAGTACGTTTTGATTCAGACTTTGGCGATAAGTCAACAACAGATCTCGCTGAAGGCAATAAGTTGTTCTATACAACAGCACGTTTTAATAGCGATTTCGCTGCAAACTCTACTACAGATTTGACCGAAGGCGATAAACTGTATTATACAACAGCACGTTTTAATAGCGATTTCGTTGCAAACTCTACAACAGATCTCGCCGAAGGCGATAATCTCTATTACACTGTTGATCGTGCGGATTCTTCATCTAAAAATGCTTTAGAAGGCAGCGCTGGTGTAACTTACAACCCTGTCACTGGCGTTGTTTCTATCGGTCAGCCAGTAGAAACGACTTCTGATGTACAATTCTCATCCGTTCAAATTGACTCTGATGTTAAAATTGAAACAGTTGTCACATCATCATCATCAACCGTTGAACTTGCGATCGATGAGGTGGCGGTTGCGGAGATGCGTTCTGGTAATTATTCTGTTACTGTAACATCAGGAACAGATTATCAAACTTCGGAACTGTTAGTCCTTCACGATGACACATCTGCTCAGGTTGTTGAATTCGGTACTTTGGTCACTGGTAGTGATTTGGCGACATTTAGTGCTGATATTTCTGGTGGAAACGTAAGAATTCTTGCGACTCCAGTAAATGCCGCAACAACATTCAATATATCTAAGACGATAATTAAGGAATAGAAAAAATGTCTAAACAAGATTTTAGAATAAGAGGAGGGGGTTTAAAGATCTCTGCCCTTCAAGCTTTAGATTCATTATCCGAATTGAAGCACTTAACGGTTGGGTTACACCAATCTGCAAGAACAGGATCAATCTTAGACCTTTCAAACATCGATGCTAGCGCAGTATCTCATGGTCAAGGTTTAATCTGGGATAATAATAACCTGAAATTTATTGTATCGACTGATGTTGATACATCATTAACTGGTATCACTAACTCATCCAACACTGCTTTGGGCGTTGGTGCTATGTCGTCGTTAACATCAGGAACTGATAACTTAGTTATCGGTGAAGGTGCTCTTGACAATGCAACAAATGTAAGTCGCAGTGTTATGGTTGGTGATGATGCTGGTTCCGCTATTACTTCTGGCGATAACAATGTTATCATCGGTCGTAATGATGGTTCTTCTTTGGCAGGTAAATCGAATCAGGTTGTAATATCTGACGGACAAGGTAATATTTTCCTTTCTGCTGATTCTGCTCAAAACGTAACAGCATCTGCTGGCGTTACTGTTGTTGGCTCATTAACATTCGGTTCTTTGACCAATACAACTGATGATGTTACTGAAGGTTCAAATAATCTGTATTACACAACAGTACGTTTTGATTCAGACTTTGGCACTATGTCAACAACAGATTTGACCGAAGGCGATAAGTTGTTCTATACGACAGCACGTTTTGATTCAGACTTCGGAACTATGTCGACAACTGATCTCGCCGAAGGCGATAAGTTGTATTACACAACAGCACGTTTTAATAGCGATTTCGCTGCAAACTCTACTACAGATTTGACCGAAGGCAATAAACTGTATTATACGACAGTACGTTTTGATTCAGACTTCGGAACTATGTCGACAACTGATCTCGCCGAAGGCGATAAGTTGTTCTATCAGACATCACGTTTTGATTCAGACTTTGGTGATAACTCGTTAGACGATTTAATAGAAGGTTCAGAATTATATTACACAACAGTACGTTTTGATTCAGACTTCAACGATAAATCTACTTCTGACCTTACCGAAGGCGATAAGTTGTTCTATCAGACAGTACGTTTTGATTCAGACTTTGGTACTATGTCAACAACAGATCTCGCTGAAGGCAATAAGTTGTATTACACAACAGCACGTTTTGATTCAGACTTTGGCGATAAGTCAACAACTGATCTCGCCGAAGGCAATAAGTTGTTCTATCAGACATCACGTTTTGATTCAGACTTTGGTACTAAGTCAACGACTGACCTCCTTGAAGGTAATAACCTCTATTACACTGTTGCTCGTATGGATTCTGCTTCTAAGTATGCTCTCGAAGACAGCACTGGCGTAACTTACAACCCTGTCACTGGCGTTGTTTCTATCGGTCAGCCAGTAGAAACGACTTCTGATGTACAATTCTCATCTGTCGGGTTAGATACTTTCTATGAAATAGATACTGACTCAGCAACAACAACTTCTATCTCAGAGGTTGCTATCCACTCATTTAATGTTGCTGAATTTAGATCTGCTTCTATTTCTGTTAGCATAACTGAAGGAACCAAACAACATTCAGTTGAGTTGTTAGTTTTGCACGACGATACCACTGCTCAAATTGTTGAATATGGTATCTTAGAAACTAATGGCGATCTTGCAGAGTTTGATGCCGTAATTAATGGCACAACTTTTGAACTTCGCGCAACTCCGTCTTCTACATCTTCGACAACATTTAAGGTCGTTCGTAGAGGGTTTGGGAACATTGTCGGCAATTCTGCCAGCGGTGGCGGTGGCGGTGGTGGTGATGCTGGCGGTGATGCTTCTGGCGAATCTGCTGTTGTTGGTTCGGGGGATACTCTGTTATTCATCGGCGCTACTCCATAATAATTAAAAGGAAGTTAAACAATGAGTAATAATAATATTGTTGACGCTTCTGCCTCGCCGAAAGGTATTACTGTATTCGGTAATGTAAACATGGGGGCACTCGCCCCCCATGTTTCTGGCAGTAACTCTTATAAATTTTTAAACTCAGGGTCAGTTTTAAATTTTTCACCATCCACTGCAGTAGATCTATCTTCTGATTTCACTATTGAATTTTGGAAGTTTAGATCGTTATTAGTGGATCCAACTACAATTAATATTAAATTATCTAACACAAATTCGTTCTCTTTCGTTGAGAGCGTAACCGATTGCAAAATGTATTATATGGGAAGTTCTTCTGCAACTGCAGTTGTTTCCTCCTCGTCTAATATTAATGCCGGCGATTGGGATCATTATGCGATCGTTCGAAGTTCTTCTTCGATTAAGGTATATTTGAACGGGCAAGAGTTTTCGACAGTAGTCACGAACTCAGATGATTTCAGTAGCAGTACAATCGCGCTCGGTTCTTCTGGATCGTTTGGGTTTGAATCGGGTTACGTATCTGATTTGAGGTTTTCGAGTAGCGCATTATACGCGTCGTCGTTTAATGTACCGACATCTCCATTATTCTTTCAACAGGATACCGAGTTGTTGAGCGCGAAACGATCATATCTTACTGCCGAATCTTATCTTGCAGATTCTGACGTTGGAACCGTATTAACGACTACTGCTAATCAAACAGTTGCATCGTCGAGAAAAACACCTTACGATATTCCAGTATTTAATGCGGATAAGTCGGGGGGTTCTGCATATATGCATGACTCTGCAGATCGTATTCAAATAGATACTAATAGTGTTGATATGTCTGGCGACTTCACTGTCGAAATGTGGATCCGCCCTGACGAGTTCTCTAGTTCAACTGTAATTCCGATTGTGTTCGACAATAGCGAATCTGCAAATCAACAAAATGCGCTGAAAGTTGAAATCGAACCTGATGCAATTAAGACGAGTGACGGCATTGCTGATATCTCCTATACCGTTGACAGGCAAACGCTTTTGTATAACTGGAATCATGTTGCTGTTGTCAGATCTTCTGGCACCATCACAACATACTTAAACGGTAAGGCATCCGCAACCACTATTTCTAATTCGAACGATATGTCTAAGGCATCTCTTAGTATTGGATGCTCTCCTAACTATTCACAATCTAGTATTATAGCATATTATTCGGATTTTAGAATCTCGTCTAATGCAGTTTATGTATCTGACTTCAACGTGCCTAATAGCATACTTACAGCAACCGAATCTACAGAAGTTTTATTGTCGTTTGACGGTGCTGTTATTGTTGATAAGACGGCGAAGAATTCGGTTAGCGTATTCGGCGATGTTGTACATACGACCGACGAAAAACCGTTTGCCGAAGGGACGAGTATTGTTTTTGATGGTAATAACGATTATATGAAGGTTGTGCAAACTGAAATCAGTTTGGATGATGAGTTCACTATCGAAGCGATGATCAATCCATCTACAGTTTCCGGAGTCAAAAGAATTTTGACTTTTTCTGACGGGTCTAACGTTAGAATCTCCGGCGCTAATATTGTGGTATCTGACGCTGATGGGGATCTGTTAACCAGTTCTTCTGGTGTAACGTCCGGAGCATGGTCGCATATTGCGGTGACTCGAGACGCAAACAGCGTTATCAGAATGTTCATTAATGGTGATGTTGATACTAATATAGCAACATCAACAAACCGAGTTGGATCATTCGGTGATATCGTCGTGGGTGCTTCTTTATCCTACGATGAAGGTTTCGCCGGAAACATGACAGATATTCGGGTAACACAAAATGCAGTTTATACTGGAGATTTTAATGCGCATACCGAGTCATACGGTATTGACGCTACTCCAGTTTAACTTCAAACTCATTCTTTTAAATAAGGAAAAAGACATATGAGTAATAATAACATAATAGACGGGTCTGGAATTGTTGTTCCTTCGTCAATAGGCAACGCTTATTCGGTAGGTACTAATCCAGATGGTAACTCTGCTAGCACATTCGGAACGACTGGATTCCATGTTAGCGGTAACATTGCTGCTGTTGCATCTATCGGCGAAACTGTCAGCGGAAAATCTTACGCGGGCAGAGTGAATATATTTAGAACTGACACATCGCAGTTGTTGGCACAGATAGATAACCCTAACCCCGCAACTTACGATATGTTCGGGTTGGTGGTAGCGCTTCATGGTAATTATTTAGCGATTAGTACGAATGGCGATGACCCAAACGGAACATCTTCTGGGTCAGTTTGGATTTATGATTTGTCGAACCCATCCTCCCCCGTATTAATGTCAACCCTCAATGGCACTTTTCAGAATAACCATTTGGGTCAGAACATGTATTTCACTGAAACTTCCGGATCTGAAGTTTTACTCGTGGTTCAGGCGGGCAGAACGTCTTCGAG